ACCCAACCGTTGTCGTAGCCCGTCACTTGCCATTGTTTGTTCCCAGTAGACTCTGTTACGACAAACGTCCCAGTTTCCCTTGGGTCAAATGCCTTTTGTTCAGTTGTGGTTAAAGGGGCATCCGCATCTATGTCCGCTTTGGGTTTTTTAGCCATGTCGTCAGCGAGGGAATTAGAGTATTTCTTGAGTGCGTTGAACTGTTTGGACATGAACGGAGCACCCAATACAAGACCACCAGCAGCACCTAATGTGCCAATGCCCAATGAACCTAAAGCAATGTCTATAGCTGAAGCCTCTTCGCCACCAGCCTTCTCGGTCAAAATTTCGCTATGAGCAGTGTTCAACCCACCGAATATTGCACCTTCTGTAAAACCAGCAGCAGCAGCAGGCGCAGCAGTCCTCAACAGCGCTTCTTTCATCGCTGTCCGCACTACGGCTTTTTGGGCTTGACTTCTTACGACTGTCGTCGCAAGTGTGCCAGAACCCCAAGCCACGGGGTCTAACAGGGTGTTTTTAACAGCTTCCCAAAACTCAAATCCGTTGCCCTCGTACTGCCCGCTCTTTTCCAACACGGTTAATGCTGCTTTCGCGTATTCCTCGTCTCCTGTTGCAGCGTCGATCAAATAGGATGCTGCAGATATTGAGTTATACGCCATGTTGCTCTGAACCACACGACCACGGTCGTTGATTTCTTGGTCTGTCATTCTGGCTGCAGTCCCTTCGCCCCATTTCCGGTCGATTAAGACTCTATTGGCATCCATCCAATCCTTGTCGTTAACCATGTCCCTGCCTTGGGGGTTATCCAAATTTCTTGGTGGAAGACCCATGGCGTCCCTGTCGCCCATCAAGGCTGCAAATTCTAAGCCTGTCTCTTCTTCCTCTGTGCCGCCCAAAGGCTTTACACCCTCGTTGATCATTAGTAATTCGTTAAGAGCTTCAACTTGTTCGTCGGTTGCACCGTTTTCGCCAGCAATCCTGCTGATTTCTGCCTCACCTGAAGCATCTTGCGTACCATATCTATAACCACCGTTGGACGCCGTTGAATCAGGCGATATTTCTGGCTCTTCGGGGGCGTCTGTCCCGACGTCGGGACTATCACCCGCCATATCGGTATCTGTCGTCTCTGTGGTGTCGACGGTCGCGTCTCCCGTCGTTCCGGTGGTGTCTGTCGTGCTCTCGGATGTCACATCCTCTGGGATACCACGACCCTCACTGTTCCAATAATCCTCACTACCCAAAGCATTCGTCAACGCGACGTTTTCGGTTTGGTTGAGGGTATTTGGTGTTGAAGTTTCATCCAAATCAGGCGCGACGGTTGAACCGTCAGACGCATTAGCAACAGCGTTTGCCTCCTCCGCTGCTTGCCTCGCCTTTAAAGCTCTAATTTTTTCATCAAAATTCATTGTATTTCGTCCTTGCCAGAATATGCGCCGTAGAAGTCCCCAAGAAATTCTTCGAAACTATCTTTGTCCTGTTCTCTATCGAATCCACCACTAAGTACGTCCCGTTCCCAAGAATCCATCATAATGTACCATTCCATCAACTTAGCATTGTCGTCTTTATAAAGTTCTTCAGCTTCTTTCGTCTTAGCCAAACTGAAAGCATGCTGTGCACTACCCTCTAGTGCAACTCTGGGGATTGACTGACCGTTCCCATTGTCACCAAAACCCAAAATTTGATTAAGTTCATCTTGGTCTGTTGGATTGAAAAAGGGCATATCTTGTGAAGGGGTGTTAGCGTCCTGCCATCGGGTTTTCTGGATGTCGTAATAAGCCTTAGCTTGTTTGCCCCGTTCCGCTACTACGAAATTCTCTGGTTGGTATCTGGAAAAATTTTCGTTGAACCATTGAATATAGTTGACCCGCCCTTGCGCACGTTGCCCGTATTCCTCCATGTCCCTCATCATCGCCACAAAAGCTAATTGTTGGTTTGCGTTGTCTTCTTTTCCAACAATGCCAATTTTAAACTGCTCCTTCATCATAACTTTGGCGTCATTGAAACTACCATCATCCAATGCACTATTGGCAGCCGTTGCTAATTTAGTGAGGGCTGCTAACCCTTCGGTAGCATGTTTAGGGTTGGCTGCTATGTCTGCCCTTATTAGTTTATCAACAGCTGCAACCCTAGCACTAACGGTCAGCTTTTGACCCGCGCCGTTTGACGTTTGGTCAACTTCCATGATTGCTCTGTTCCAGCGAGTGTCGAGGTCACGTGCGCGGTTGCTATATCCACTGGGGACTTGGCTTGCTTTGCTATCAACCAACGCAAGCAAAGAATTTAATTGCTCAAACCCTATCACGTTGTTATCGTAGTCTTCCTTCAAAGACCTGACGGTGACATCAGGGTCGCTAAGGTAAATGCTCTCTCGCCTGTCGGCAGTAGCATCCTGCTGCTTTAATAAAGTTTCTGCTCTGATGAAAGTTGAGCGGGCGTTCACGTCTTTTTGAATGTTTTCGAAAGCGGCAGCACTTAGGGTTTCATTGTGAGACAAGTCAATCCTCAACGCATCAATGTCTGATTCGGTTTTGGCTTCATATATGGCAGTGGTGTACCCTTTAACCTCAATAGCGGAAAAGGCTTCTGCCGCTTCCGCATTGGCGATGTCTTCGGGATAACCCTTAGACACCGCGTCTGCAACAACGTTGTTAAGTTCTTCAACAGTGTTAGCGTTTTTAAGTGACAAGGTAAAGTTAGTCTTAAGCTCTTGTTGCCCCTTCTGGTATTGGTTAACCGCGACGTTGTACCCACCATTGGCGGAATACCCTTTAACCAAATTATTCCTTACTTGTGAATAGACTGCCGGACTGTAATCTCCGGTGGTGTGGGCTTCGATAATAGCATCCGACTTGACGCGGTAAACTTCAGACGCAACCAGCGAACCCCTAACCATGCCAACTGTCTTGCCGTCAACACTTTGTCTCTGGCGGATTGAATCTTCGGGGTACTCAACACCTAACCCGTCCAATTCAGCGGTAGTCCACCAATCAGTCGTCAGGGCTGCAGCTTCAAGGTCTTTTAGTTGATCCGCACCCGAAGCCTCCAACTCTTGCCTTTGTATTTCGTCTTGGGCGGCGGAATTCTGCACCATGATCTCGCCAACTTGCTTTGCACCCGCAGATATCATCTGCCCGATGTCGGGCGCACCTACACCCGCTCTGGTTGCGGGTTGTGCTTGCCCCATGTTGCGTTCTAATCCTCTTAGCTTCATCCGACTGCTGCTCCAACTGATGACCCAATAGTGCCGCCAATCGCAGCGCCTGCCGGACCACCATAAACAGCCCCAACCACCGTGCCAACTGCACCCAATACAGAAGAAAACATACCACCGCTTGCGGCGTCTTCAATCTGCTTCGCTGTTGCGTATGCTGACCGTCTATTCTCGCGAGCTTGCCTCTTGGATTCTTTCTCAAACTGAGTTATAGCGACGTTGGGAGACGCGGCTGCATCCTTACTCACATCACCAACCAACCCAGACGCACCGGAACGCGCCCTTGCCTCGCCAGCTGTAAATCTAATCTCACGCAAAGCGCGATTCCAATTCTCGTCAGCAGCCCTCCGTATTTCATCGGCGTTTTGCCCCGCGAACGACTGGTTCTGTCGAGCAGATACCAAACCACCTATGGCGGTGGCGAACATCATCCCAGTGGTGAAGTTTTGTGTGGGAGTTCCTCCGCCCTTCATCAAAGAGCCAGAAAATAAACCTCCTGGCTGAGTACCATAAGGGTTGAATTTCGGTGATCCTGCAGGCACAGAGCTGTAAGACGCGTAACTTTGCGAGGCAGAGGCGGAAGCCAAGCCCGAAGAGCCATATGCGCTAGCACCTCCTAGCGGGACTTGTGATGTTGGACCAAAAGGCATTATGCGTACCTAACCCCCGTAAGTATAGAAGAGTTAACAATTTCAGTGCCGCCTTGCCCGCCGTCGGATGACGCCGCTTCGGGGAGTGCGACACTAAAGTATTCGTTCCACAGAGCAGATTGCAACTGTTGGTTTTCCGTTAGAGACATGCAAAGAGTAGCGGCAGTATAAAGGGCTACACAATTTAAAAACATAGGTGGCAGTGCCACTTTGGTGTCATCATCTAAATTGATGTCGGCAAGCACCCAACACCAAAGGGTATTGCCGCCATCATGGATTGTTGGGTCTTGTAGCCGTATGCCAGCAGATTCACGAATCCACCCTGTTTTGGCTATTGATAGGGGGTCGTAATCCTTGTTCCTGTACACCTCCAGTACGGTTATAACTGCGGAAGTAAGGTCGAAAAGAGTTTTGTTGCCGCCATCAGCAACAGACAACGGAGACGAAAATCGCCGCGTGGCGAAAGTCCAAGGACGGGCTTCAGTAACCGCTCTCAAACACTGGGGGAAAGTAGCCCGCATTAAGTTCGCTACTTTCGAGTTATCTGCTGGGTCTATGTCTTGGTTGACGTCCTTCAACGGGGTTTCACCCAATCGGGCTAAAGCCAAATTCATTGTCGGAACCATACTATAAGCGGTCATCTTGTGGAACTCCTTACATTGCCATACACCGCTGCAATCTCTGACGGCATACCATTATTCTGCTTTAATTTTAACACGCCATTGTTATGTCCGTCAAGCGCTATAGGCACGTCCATGTCTACTACGGGGTAATCCACACCATCAGGCAACCCAGCCAATTGGGGACTATGAACTTGGTCGTTGACAGTTGGGATTGTAGAACTCACGAGGCGCATGGTGCAATCAACCCAACGGCGACTGTCCACCATAGACGTACCATAAGAGGACGTTCCTTCAGTTGGGAGCAAAACAATTTCACATTCGTAACTAGCACCAATAGATGCTAAACCGGTATGCCCAGCAGGGATTGTAACTTCGCCGTCGCTTACAAACAACGATTCACCCTTTTCCCAATTGCCGTCATTACGGCGAACTGAATAATTAACAAACTGACCGTCAAACCTGTCCAGCCCGTCAACGACTACTGCATCCCCTTCGAGCAATACCGACTGAGCAGAATCGTGTTGGTAAACGGTGAAAACAGACTCGCTGTACAACTCTATGTAGTTAACGCCATTCATGTTGGTGGTCATCCAAATGACTGAACCGTCAGGATCACCCGCCCCCGCAGCTGACTCAATAGATGGTCCAGCTGAAGTTGGTTCGTGCCGATAATGCGCCCGCGCCTCGTTTGGCAAAGAATAAACGTTGCCCACCATACCAGTAGTGGTAAGGGACATCAATTGGTGATAGGGTTCATCGACGTACACCAATTCATCCACGCCATTTTTAAACAAATGGTCAGCAGTGATGGTAATGTCGCGGGAAACCCAAATATTGCGGTTAGTGCCGCCATCGCGTATTGCCTGTACGCGTTGGGGTGGTCCTTGTATGTACATGACTTCCTCGCCCACCATAACAGGGTCTTGGTCAATAGAACCCCAATTAGATTGCCGAGAAAACGAGAAATCAGTAGGGGTTATAACACCCGCTTCGGACGTCCCAATGTACTCGTTGGTTGACGTGCCTATCAACAACTCTTTGTGTCCCAACATCCAACGGATAGTACCCGCAATAGACAAAGGGAAATACATGGGGTCGCTAGACACCTGCTGGGAATTGTCACTGTCGAAATCTAAATAACCGGACGAACGTGATGCCCAAATAGCATTGGGCTTGTTGAGACTTCCCCCAAACCACAAACGACCTTGATGTATAGCCGCTGTTCTGGGGTAATCACCCACAAGCCAGCCAGTGGCGGGTTCTTCCCAATCATCAAGCGCCGATATTACGGAGAAAACCCATCCGTTAGTTTCGATAGACAAGACACGGGGTTCATATTTTTGATGGGTTATGAACAACTGTTCTGTTCCGGCATCCGACACGAATGATAAATTGCTAATATCATCTTCGTCGTATGGGGAATCCCATTGGGCATAAGTCCCAGCTACAGGAACTTCAGAAAACACAACGTCAGAAACCCACCCAAATAACAAAGCCTTCTTGACCTCTGTTGAATCGTTAGACGCAATAGGATTGCCAGTGTCTGGCAATTTTATGTACCAATCCATCATCAACCTGTCGTTGCCATCACCATTGGGGATGTCTTCTGGTGCGAAAGCCGCAGTCGTGATTTCGTATGTTGTATCTAAAGACTCGATCGGTATTTCATATTCCAAAGTAGCTGCGGATAGAGGACTTGTGTAGTCCCTGTAGCCTCTTCTTACTTTAACCACCAAAATATGACCGGTCTGAGTTGTGGCAACTCTGTCCCTGTCATCGTTTAATTCTACTTCAGGTACAGGTTTTCTAGATTGAGAACCGCTACCCTCTTCTGAGTCTGAAATGTTATCGGACTGCTGTGGGAGATCAGCGTCGTTGGGACACTCATATCTAAACTTAAAAGTAAGTATATGATCCGCCGTTTCGTCCCAATCGTCTCTGTCTCTATTTGGGGCTACCCTCATGGTGTTGAATACGTACTGGTGGGGATCTGAAGTGTCCTCACGGTTGTATTGTATGGTGCAACCTCGATATCTACCATTGACGTCCACGGGAGAACTGTGAAACCTCTTTTTCCCCTGATCATAGTTGTTAACGTAATCACCCGCATCGTTTTGAGAACCTATACCAGAAGGCGCACCACGAATATTTCGTACGGCTGACAAATTTTCAGAGTAAAGAGTAGAGTCATAAGAATCAAAGGTATAAGTACCGTATGAAGAGTTGCGGAATATTGCGAATTTCCAACAATTCCATTCCTTGTCGTTACTTTTGTTTTCAAAAGTATCGTTGTCAATAAGATTGTTTATGACCGAACCAGAGCCTAAGGCAATCGTCACATTTTCTTCATCACGGTCGTAAACGGTTACATGGTTTTTGCCAAACTCCACCCCGTAGTCATTCCCTTGATTGTTAGGAAACGTTGTGATCCTAGTAGCCCCTTCTGTGTTGGAGGCATCCGCAGCGTAGACAGAGCCAGAACGGGTTTTGACAGAACCTTGCAATGTTGGTATCCAATTGCGCATCAGCCCCACCCCCTTTTGATACACGGGCGTGTCGGTTTGCCCGCGCATCGAGGGAGAAATTTCACCTCCAAGGAAGCTGGTTTGGATTATTGCAGGACGTGCCATAAATCTATATCCCTAATCTATTGGAACGGTGTTGTTACGTTTTTTCTTGACCGCTGTGTCGAATTCTGCGCGAGCTTCCGCTACCCAAGCATCGATGTCAGCCTGTGGGTGGTAAGTTATAGTGTCGTTGTTGCTACCATGTGCATTCCATTCAGTCAAAGTTTTATACTCGCCAAACAAGCTAAACACTTCGGCATCAGTAGCTACAGTATCGGGAACTCTGTACACGTTGCCAGTGAACGTAGCATCACTGTCACCCAATGTCTGGTCGGTAGAGATACCAGCAAGTGCAAATACATCACCACCTGCTCCAATGCTATCTGATTGAACGGTTACAACATTGTCAGTGAACTGAGTATCATCATTGAGGTCACTGTCCTGCTTAGTAGCGTGGAGAATACCCTGATTGCGTTGTGTGTGTTTTGTACTGACCACAGCGCGGTTGTCTCTAATGGTTGCGTCAGTGTTGCCCTTAGCGTAGAAACTCGGACCATAGCAATCCATAGCCAGATTATCATATATCTCTGTAGATGCTGCTGTAGCAGATGACGAGACTATGTATCCAACATAAATATCCCCCGCCACATTGTCGTATGCTTTCTGTGTATTACTTGCAGTGCCGTAACGAAGCGTGATTCCGTGAGGGGTGTTGCTAGCAAAATATTCAGCTTGTACCGCACAGTCTTTGACATACCCAGTGCAATGAGACGACATCCCCATCAAGTACCCGTTAGGGCTGTTACTCTTGATTACGTTGTTCTCTATTTTTACCTCGCAGCCATCATATTCGGGTGTGCTTATTGGGAAGAAGACTGTACACTGGTTGTTAGCAGGATTATCGAGTTCAACAAAGTTGTTTTTAATTTCGATGTAATCACCCTCTATGAAGGAGAGTATATTGAACTGCTTACTAATGTCGAGGTCAATCTTAAAGTTATTGTCCTCTATGTACATTATCCAACCATAATTTGAACCAGCGTCCACTGGTCTACCCAAGATGACATCTTCACCAGCAGGACTACCTGCCAAGTCGATACGACTATTTAGTATTTTAAGGGTGTGGTTGAAAACCTGATTAAGAAGAGAGCCACCATATATGGCTTGGTTGAAGTCATCGAAGATAAACTCACAATCGTCAATAACATCAAAACCATACTGAACTGCGGTAGATACTGCAAAGCTACTTGGGTTGCCTGTGAACTTACAGCTTGTAACGAACAAGCCTAACAAATTGGATGTACTACTAACGTCTAGCATTTTTGTTGTAGCGTAAGTAGCAGTGGAGCAATCAATATGGAAGCCTGTGACGTATCCATACCCGTCTGAACTGCCGCCGATAAAGAGAGTCCTTGTACCGCCCTCGGATTTTATTACAGAACCATACTTGGTTAGACTGAAGATTTTACCGCCTTCCATACTAGCATGAGTCGCAGCAATCTCCGTAGAAGGAGAGATACTAATCGCTGTATCATCATCCGTCAGCTCACCTGTAGCGTGTGCGATTGTCTTCCAAGGATTGGAAAAAGAACCGTCACCAGTAGTATCTGAGCCATCTTCAAAGTCGAAGTATTTTATAACTGAGTCTGTGGGGAATGGATAAGGGTCAACAGCCCAATACTGTGACCACATATCCGACAAAGCACCTGTGTAGCCCAAAGTCTTGAGCCACCTGTACTTCATGTCAGGCAATGCACCACTGTCCCCGCGTACTTCAGTGAAGAAATTATACCACAAGTCAGGGAGTGCCTTTTTCGCTGGGTTAGCACCCAATGAAATAAGCCACGCCTTGGTCATGGTCATCATGTCCCCTTCGGGGATGCCTAGGTTGATTAGATGTTTTCGTTTAGCGTCGTTTATCTGTATCATGCACTCAACCTAGCAAAATGTGTCTGCCCGACGTCGGGCAGATGGGTTTAGTCTTCGTCAATTGTTGCTTGTTCTTCGTCTTCTTCTTCATCTTCTTCGATGAAGCTTGCGTCTCCCGCGTTGATGTCAATGTCTGCGAGGGTAGCAGTTTCATTGAGTGAAGGGTCAACGTCACCAAGACCAACTATAGGCTCAGCAGACTCACCAACAGACGGATCTCCGGTATAGCGACCGCTTGCTACGGTTGCTTGGGCGGAAATCATGAGTTTTGCCAGAGTGTCTGCGTCAATGCGAAAATGGCGCATGATCTGGGTCTTTGTGTACTGTTCGCTTCTGAGCATTCGTATTAATTCGAATTTCTCATTATCGCGTATTCCGGAACGTAATTGCATTGTTTTATCTCTCGGTTAGAAAGTCCCCCCAACTAGGGGGGACTTTACTTGGAGCTGACTAGCTGGCAACAGCGCCAGTTTCTTCAGCTTTCACCCATACAACGTGCTTATCTTCAACGCGGACTGCGCCGATGTTAGCGTGTGAATAGATGATCCACATGAAACTTCTTGTGGGGTCTTGACCAACCTTAGATGAAATATCCTGATTGACCTGAAGACCAATAGCCTTCTTGCTCATTGCGAAAATGTCGCGTTGGTCGTTAGCAGGAGAATTCAAACGGGTTGATACCAGCCAAGAATAGCCCATCCAAGATTCCACATATCCTTTAGAGGTCAATGGACGAAGAGCATTGTAGTCACCAGAAGTCGCTTCGGTAAGCTGTAGCAGCTTGCGGGCGAAAGCAGGTGAAATAACAAAGACTTTTTCGATGTCTGGGTCAATATCATTAGCCATGAACTTCTCAGTCACTTGGGTAACCAAGTCAAAGTCGAAGTCGGTGGTGTAGTCACCAATGATTTGCGATGTTGGGAACGCAATATTGGCATCGGTGTTGTTTTCTGCAGTACCCGTAACAGCATCGATGATAACATCATCAAAAGTACGCTTCATTGCCATACCTTGACCATGAGCGATGTTGCTGTTTGGATCAACAATCATCATTGAAGGGTCTTCAATTTCGACTGAATCTGCAACGTGATGGACGCGTGGACGTGAAATCCTTCGATCCCAAGGTGTATCCATGAATGGGGTGTCAACACGACCAGTTGTAGCTTTAAGCGCTGTATCAACGGTGTTTTGAGTTTCCCAGTTATGGGCTTCTGAGTTTACGGCTTTTTCCATTACCCACGGTCGTAGGCGGGAAATGCCTTGTTGTGCTAGGTGACGGACGATGTTCTCGTAAGAACGTACCCGTACATTTGCGATAGTGATTGCCACTGTTTAGTCCTCCGGACTGATAAGAAAAGAAATTACAAATTTCGTATCAAGCTACCCGTAAGTCGAGACGGACTCCGTACTAGAAGTTTTGACTACGGACGGCTGCGCCGCTACCCGTTTTGCTACCTCATG